GCGTCGTCGCCCCGAATGCTATGAGCAATCTACCTTACGCCCTCACACGAGCCTTTGGAGCCAGCATCAAGGCAAATCCGCTCACTCTAGCCCAATACAACGCCGAATGTGAAGACTTAATGAAGGCTATGATGCAGGTTTTTCACCAAGCGCCAGTACCACTCTCGACTCGCTCCGAGGTGCTGGCGCAGTTGGAGCCTGCTAAGAGACCCCTCTACGAACGCGGCTATCAAGAGCTCCTCGAGGGAAAATTCGATCGCACTTACACTAATTTCGTTAAAAGCAACGAACCCCACTGTTTTGTGGGTTCGAAGAATGTGCGCCCCCGAGGTCTCTGCAACCCTTCCGACTCCATGAAGGCGGCTCTCTGCACCTTCGGACACACCTTTGCAAAAGTTTTGCCCATCATCACAAAAGGTGCGGTGTGTATTGGCTTAAACGCGGAGGCCCTCGAACGTCACCTTGACTCATTACACAAAAATGTTGATGAACCCGTCATGAACGCACAAGACTCTTCATGCTTTGAAGCCACGCAACACTACGAGATCAAGACCAGTTTCGATCGGTTGCTGATTAGAGAACTCCTCAAATATTACTTGCCATTATCTGACGTGCCCATGCCTCTCTGGGATGCCATCATTGAAGCAGCAACTGATGGTTATATCATGCTCAAGCCAAACCGCAAAGCCAACAAATACCACATCAGATATAGGATGCGAGTTAGAGGCTGCACACCTTCCGGAGAATTTTGGACCACTTTCGGGAACTCGACAGCTACTTTCAGCTACATGCTGTGGATTGCCTCACGAGTGAAAGGATTAACAATGGCCCAATTCTACAGAACTTACGAGGAACAGCGGGATTTTCGGTTTGGGGTAGTAGGAGACGACGTGTTGTCATACGTCACTAAATACTTACAGGCTAGTTTTCAGGATGTTTTCTGGGCTACCTACTTCCCCATGGATCTACCCATCAACTGGGGCTTAGGCCAAGTTGCAAAAATGCTAATCGTGGACGAAAACGTAGGAGAGTTCCTCAGCAAAGTGGTACTCAAGACTTACAATGGAATACGGGTCTTCCGACTTCCTCAACGTGTCGTGCTACAATCAGGCATGACGGACAAGGTCGGCACACACAGGAACCAGCTCACTGTTGCAGAATATAATACTGCTGTCACATTATCTCTTATTGCCGGCGCAAAGGGCCTCCCATTTCTGCAGAATTTATTGAACCTCAGACTTAAGTTGCTCCCTCATGCACCCATGCATGATCGTCTAGCAATTAAAATCCTCACAGTCCTGGGCAATGACTACTTCCATTACACCGGCAGTGTTTTGCATGAGGATACTGAAGCCGCATACTACGCCCACCCATGTGTCAATCGATTCTCCATGGAAAGTTTCAAGCGCAACCCCTTAGATTTGGACTCCATCTCCCAACTCAACCCCGCCTTTGATCAGCTCGTCGGATGTGCTCAATTGCTAGACGAACTACCTCTAAGTAGTGTCGGACTACCTGACGAGACACTGTCTGTTACAGTCAAGATAACAGCACGACGGGGTTTAGCCACAAAAAACAACCGTGTAAAACAAATAAAACTAATCCTCTTTATGAAGAAAAAGAAAGATGGGAAACTGTCTAAGGTGCGAGCAAAGTCAAGATCCAAGTCTCAGCGAAGATCGCGCTCTGCTAAACGGCCAAAATCTAAAAAGAAACAGGTTAAAGTGGTCCGAATCAAAGTACCGAAAATCAAAGCTGTCCAACGCCCAAAGAAAGAAAGCAAAGGTCTTAAAGAAGCCAAGAAAGAAGGCGATATTTCTCTCGCAATCATGGGATCCTACCTCCGGTTACTCCGCGATGTTCAAGGCTCACCAGTTAAACGACAGCCTGTTGTTGACACCAATCAACTACCAACTGCGTGCTCCAAACACCTGGCCTACTTCGACGTTACAACCGATAACACCGGTTTCGCAGCAATCATCTTCCGACCAAACGCTTACCGAACTGCTGCACAAAATACAACTGCTAACTGTGGAGGATCGTTTGCAACTTGGTCCTGGTCGCCTGCACTCGATACTATCGCCAACATCAACACCAGGGGAGTTGCCAACCCATGCCCCCTCCAAGATAAAGTCAGCGCAGACGGAGATTTTGTTCAAGCGTCCGTTGGAACCACAATCGCAGCATACAAATGCACAGCATTAAATGTCAACATAGTTAGTATGTCCTCCGTGGTTTCCGTGGCCGGAGAGTATGTTGCGACCATAACAGACACCCCCTACATGGCTGACACGTTCACGACCACAGCGGGCGGACCCTACAACTGGTGCCTCCCAACAGCCGCAGCCCTGGTCAGAGGTGTCGCCTTGAATCAGAAATGGGCCGCGATACCCACTTCGAGGACCGAGATCTGCCGCGTTTGCTGGGTGCCAACCAACCACCGGGCCTTCAATATGGAAACTACCACAACCAAAACCAATGAGAGCCAGGGCTGGAATTCTTTAATAATCCACATCATCGGTGCCACAGCCGGGACAGTCTTCCGAGTCTACTACACTGCCATTATGGAATTCACCCCGACTGAGCATCTCATCAACTTTCTTCCCTCATGCAAGCCAGCTCCATTGGTC